CCAGCGGCCTGAGTACCACCGCGGTGGCAACCGGGGTAGCCGCCGTCGATCTGTCGGCGGCGTCGGGGCTCAGCGCCAGCGCGCTGCACACGGCCGTCGCCACGGCCGCGCTGAGCGCGGCCTCCGGGCTGACGGCCGCTGCGGTGACGACCCAGCCCGCGGCGGGCGCCCTGTCCGCCGCGTCAGGCCTGAGCGTTACCGCTGTGGCCACCGGGTTCGGCGAGGCCACCCTGAGTGCTGCCTCGGGGTTCAGCGCGGCCGGTGCCAAAACCACGGCGGGGGCTGCCACCCTCAGCGCCGCCTCGGATCTGAGCGCCACCGCGCTGCGCACCGTGTACGGCGTCGCCGGCCTGACGGCGGCCTCCGGACTGACGGCGGGCGCGCTGGCCACCGGTGCGAGCGCGGCGGCCCTGTCCGCTGCGTCGGGGCTCGGCGCGGGCGCCTTGGTCACCGCAGTCGCAACGGTCAACCTCTCCGCGGCGAGCGGGCTGCCGGCGACGTCCGGAGCGATCGCCACCGGCGCAGCCGACCTGTCCGCTGCGTCGGGGCTCAGCGCCACCGCGCTGCACACGGCGGTCGCGACAGCTGCCCTGAGTGCCGCATCGGACCTCACCGCGAACGGCGTGCCGATTCGGATCGCCAGCGTCACGCTGTCGGCCGCTTCCGGGCTGAGTACGACGGCACTGGCCACCTTCCAGGTCGCCGCCGCGCTGTCCGCGGCGAGCACCCTGGCGGCCGGGGCCGCCGTGGTTCAGCCACTGGCGACCGCGCTGTCGGCGGCCTCCGGGCTGACCGCGACCGGCCAGGCACTGTCCGGTCAGAGCACCGACCTGTCGGCCGCATCCGGGCTCAGCGCCACCGCGTTGGCCACCGGGGTTGCCGCCACCGTGCTGTCAGCCGTGTCGGGCCTGGGTGTCGCTGCAGTCGTTGTCGGATCGGGCGCCGTCGGCCTGAGCGCAGCCTCGGGGCTGACCGCCATTCCGCTGGCCGGCGCGACCGCTGCCGCGGCACTGTCGGCGTCCTCGGACCTCGCCGCTTCCGGCACACCGGTGGCGGCAGGCGCTGCGGCACTGTCCGCCGCTACCGCCCTGACAGCGGCCGCCCAGGTCGCGGCCACGCAGGGGGCCCTGCTCAGCGCCGCCTCCGGCCTGACGGCGGGGGCGTACCGCACGCTACAGACGGCGGCTTCCCTCACTGCCGCCTCCGGCCTGATCGCCACGGCCCGCCGGGTGCATCCCGGCGCGGCCGCGCTGAGCGCCACCACCGGCATGACCGCGACGGCGCTGTCCGGGGAGACCGCGTTCGTCACACTGAGCGCGCTGGCCTCGGTCAGCGCGGCCGGTGACCGCGAGCGGGTCGCCACGGTACTGCTGTCGGCGGCCTCAGGGCTGCAGGCGCTGCCGGTACAGAACGCCTCAGCGGCGCTGTCGGCCGGTACGTCGCTGTTCACGGCGCCGGTCCGGCAGCTGCAGATCGCAGCGCTACTCAGCGCCGCCGCCACGGTGGTAGCCGGGGCAGCCGGGCACGCCACGGTGGCCGCGTCGCTGTCGGCCCTGGGCGGGCTCACCGCCGGAGGCAGCCGGGTTCCGCCCGCGGTGGCCGCGGCGCACGTCATCACCATCCGCCGGCCGGTCGGCACCATCGCGATCGCCCGCGTCCTCGGCGGGATCTCCCGCACCGACAACGCCGTGCTCGGCATCAGGAGGTCACCGTGAGCGATGTCGGCGACGCGATCGAGCTGACCTACACCACGGCGACCGGGGCCACCGTAGTGATGAGCTGGATCCACACCCCGACCGGGGCGGTCCTGCAGTCCGACATCCCGGTCGCGGAGGTGGGCAGCTCCGGGCAGTACCCGATCACCCTGGTCGGCTCGCTGGCCGGCGTCTACGAGGCCGTGTTCAGCGCCTCCGGCACCGCCACCAGCAAGGAAAGCTACTTCGAGCGGTTCGACCCGATCAGCTCGGTGCCCCCGCTGGCCACCCTCGGCGAGTACACCGAGCTGTACGGCAACCTCTCGGCGGCGCGGGCGTCGACCGCCCGGGCGCTGCTGAAGCGGGCCAGCCAGCTGGTGCGCGACAGCTATCCGGGCATCGACGCGCGGATCGTGGCCGGCACCGTGCCGGGCGACAGCGTCGGGCTGGCCGTGCTGAACATGGTCGCCCGGGTGATGCGTAACCCGGGCGGGCTGCGCAGCGAGACCACCGGCCCGTTCTCCCGGGCCTACGACCCCGACGCGGCCAGCGGCATGCTGCAGATCATCCCGGCCGACGCCGGGCTGCTGCTCCCGCCGGTCGACACCAGTCGTGGTGCCCGCGGCCGGCTCGGCACGGTCCGGATCGACGGCGGCTTCGTCCCCCGGACGCACCGCCGCGGCTGGGACCACGGGCCGTACTTCGGGCCGGGCGGTCACTGATGGCGTTCGGGTCCAGCAACGCCGAGACGGTGATCTTCCGCTACCCGGCGCGGCTGGACACCTTCCAGCACCCGATCCCCGGCTCCGGCGCCGACGTGGTGGTCGAGGACTGCCTGTTCGCGCCGGGCGCCGGGCGCGAGAACGAGGTCCACGCCAACCAGGTCCAGGCCGACGGCACGCTGTTCGCGCCGCCCGAGGCCCCGGCGATCACCGCGCGGGACCAGGTGGTGGTCCGCGACGACGTCTACGACGTGATCGAGAAGCCCCGGCTGTGGCTCAACGAGGGCTTCGAGATCCCGCTGCGCCTGGTTACCGGCTAGGAGTGCCATGTCGGAATCGCCCGTTTTCCTGGTAGCTCGCACCGAGTCCGAGGGCCGCGAGTTCATTCTTCGCCGAGGCTCGGAGATCCCCGACCTGGCAGCAGCCAAGATCGTCTCGGCGTCGTGGAGCAAGTGGTGGATCGGCTCACGGCCACGACGGGTTTACGTCGCGCCAGAAGCCGAACGCGGGGCGACCTTCACGCGGACTCTGCGACTGCTGACCTGGCAGATGAGCAAGACCCCAGGTGCAGATGACCGTCCCCTTGCGATCGATGAGGACGGATCGGTCCTGCAGATACGACAAACGCTGAATACCGCACCGTAACTCACAAAGGAGAAGGCGTGATCACCGCGAAGATCGTCTGCCAGACCAAGCAGGAAACCGGCGAGGGTGACGACCGCACAGTCAACGTCACCTTCCTGCCTGACTACGCCGACGACAGGAACAAGGAATGGGCCCGCTGGACGCCGGGGCTGTCGCTGACGATGGGCCTGCGCGGCTCAGTCGCGGACCGGTTCGAGACCGGCAAGGCGTACACCCTGCAGTTCATCGAGGATGAGGACTGAGCGTCATGGCCGTCCTGCCCCGGACGTAACACCAAGACCTACGTGCGGCCCGACGAGGGCCGCTACGCCTGGCGACCGGGTAGTCCGCGAGAGGCGTGCCGGCGGGCCTTGTTGGTGTAGCGATCCCAATCGAGCGTGACGATCGAGTCGGGTCCTTCAACGCTGACGTACCGAGCGCCTCTGCAGCACATCGTGCGCAGCGCGGCGCGCTCGGCGGCGGCCTGATCCGGATACGGCACCGCGATCCGTGCCGGCGACTGGTCGCCAGGCAGCGGTAGCCACTCACTGTGCACCAGCCACTCGGTAACAGTCTGCATGCCAAGCAGCATAGCGCAGGGAGTGGACATGGCTGGCAGGTTCTATCCCGGCGCGGGGCCGTACCACGGCCGGGTCGTCAGCTTCACCGGCTACCGGCCCAACAAGGTCAGCATCGCGCGCTGCGCGGTCGGCCCGGAGCTGCACCACGCGATCAGCCAGATCACCGAGCACGCGTTGATGTTCGCCGAGCTGATCGCACCCAACGACTCCTCCGAGTACCAGGCCAGCTTCCGCTCGAAGGTGCACGTGGTGCCGGACATTCCGTTCCGTCAACGCGGCGAGCCGATGGCCCGGTGGGCCGGCGAGGTCGCCAACATCTCCGAGCACGCGATCCTCGTCGAGGTCGGCGGCCAGCACACCCCCGACTATCGGGTCATGCGCCGGACGCTCGAGTGGATCGAGACGGTGGCCCGTGACTGAGCGCTTCGCCGACATGGCCACCGTCGTGGCGCACCTGCTCGCCGCGGTCAACGCGCCGGAGCGGGTCGGCATCGCCACCCCGGCCGACCTGACCGGCCTGCTGCCGTTCGCCCGGGCCACCCGTTCCGGCGGGCCGCGTGACCGGCTCAACGACTTCGCCCGGATCAACGTCGATGTGCTCGACGACGACTACGACCGAGGGTTCGCCCTGGCCGAGGACATCGCCGGGTACCTGCAGCCGACGCTGCGGCTGGGCCCGGTCCTGATTGACCGGGTGATGGTCGACCAGGCGCCGCAGGAGATCGCGCCCTGGGCTCCCGGCATCTTCCGGTTCGAGTCCCGCTTCACCATCGTCTCCCGCCGCCATCGCGTGGCGTGAGCAGCCCACCCACCGCCCGCCCCGCTACGTCGGGGCTCACCTGATGCCTCGACCATGAAAGGACCCGGGCATGCCGAATTACGCCGACCTGGCGGACAAGAAGAACCAGCTCATCCGCAAGTCGCTCACGGGCAGCGTCTTCATCGCGCCACCCTCCGTGGTCAACCTGGCCTCCCTGACCAGCGGCGCCTCGGCGGCCCTGGTCGCCCTGCCGACCGGCTGGGAAGACCTCGGGTGGGTCACCAAGGACGGTGTCGGATACGGCCGTGAGACCGCGCAGAGCGAGGTCACCTCGTTCGGTTCGCAGCAGCCGACCCGCTCCGACCAGACCTCCGACGTGCTGTCGATGACGGTCGTCGCCCAAGAGACGAAATTGTTGACCTTGGGCCTTTACATCGGCGTCGACACGACCGGCATCGAGGCGGCGGCGGTCACGGGTGAGGTCCGGATCGCCAAGCCGAACATCGCGGCCAACTACCACTACCGGGTTCTGGGTCTCTTCGTCGACGAGATCGAAGAGGGCGAGATCTACATGGGTCGCTACTACCCGTACGGCAAGATCACCGAGCGTGGCGAGCAGAACATGTCTGACGGTGACGACCCGGTGACCTACAACCTCACCTTCCGTGCCGAAGAGGACAGTGCCACTGGCACGGACGCCGAGTGGCTCTTCGGCGGACCGGGCTGGCTCGCGCTGCTGGACGACATGGGAATCGATCAGGCCGCCTGACCCGGCCCCTCTGAACGGGGCCGGGGCAGCAGCTTGGGTGGGCGAGCTGCCCCGGCCCTCCTAATTCGACAAGCCCACCTAGACACGGAAGGAGCCCGGCCGTGGCCGAGTCCGAGAACGTCTACGTCAAGATCGGCGAGCGTGGCCGGCTCATCGAGCGCACCGCGACCCTGCCGAGCGATCACGTCAACCTGAAGGGCACCGGCTGGGTGCTCAAGGGCAGCAAGGGCGCTCCGACCGAGAAGGACGAGACCGCGGGACCGCGTGTCAAGTCCGGACTGACGGATGTCGTGCCGACCTCGCAGCGCGCCTTCGCCGACCAGGCGGACGCCGACACGCTCAGCAGCAAGAAGACCAGCACATCGACCGGCGCCGGCAGCGCCGGCGCCCGGGCGGACGCCAAGAGCCAGGCCGCCGCCAACTCCTGATCCACCGCCACGGCCCCGGACGTCCTCCATTGACGTCCGGGGCCGTGGCGTCTTCAGCACATCGCCCACCCGACGCAGGGAGCACACACCCATGTCCGACCAGACCACGGCAGCCGCCATCGCCTCGGGGCCGGCCACGGCCGACGAAGAGGCCGCGCGCCTGGCCGACAAGCTCAGCGGCAACGAGACGCTCAGCGACGTCGCCGGGAAGATCACCCGGCTGCCCGCCGGCGTGAAGCTGTCCTCCAACCTCGACACCTACGAGAAGGAGAAGCCGGCCGAGGAGTTCTGGTTCCAGCACGAGGACCAGTTCTTCCGCATGGTGGACCCGGAGGACGTCGACTTCCAGGACATCGTCATCGGCCAGGAGAACCCCCGGCTGATGATGCACGTGCTGATCGAGCCGGAGCAGCGCGACGAGTTCTTCTCCAAGCGCCTGCCGGTGGGCAAGATGAAGAAGCTGATCCGCGACTACACCCGGCACTTCGGGCTGACCGACCTGGGGGAACTCGCCGGCTCTGCGCGATCCTGAACCGGTACGCAGGGCCGATCGAGAACGACCTCGCCAACCGGGGCGAGAACCTCGGCGAGCTGTGGCGCAAGCGCCGCTGGCGGTACCTGCTCAGCCGCATCGACCACCTGCCGCGCAACTCCGCGTACGTGGAGGCGGTCAGCCTCGATGAGGAGGTCGCCGAGATGGCGGCCAAGCAGCCCGCACCCAAGGGCAGCCCGGTGCGGATGCGCGACTGGTCGCCTGAGCTGGAGCTGCTGACCGCGTTGGTGGATCGCCTCGGCGACGTCATCCAGGCGGTCGTCGCCGCCCAGGGCGGCAAGCCGCCGAAGATCAAGCCGATGCCGCGGCCGGAGACCGCGATGGACGCGCTCCGCGATCCACGCCGGCAGCACCAGAAGATCCTCTCCAAGGTCATGATCATCCAGCCGGACGGCTCGGTGCTCAGCGCCTCGGAGATGTCCACCCGGCGCCGACGCTCACCGGTCATGCCGCTGCTGTGACGCAGCACGGCCCACCTCTTGATCCCGAACCTGGAGGTGGGTCGTGGCGTACGACGCCGGCACCGCGTTTCTGCAGATCGAGCCTTCGTTCGTCAACCTGGAGTCGCTGCTGGCCAAGGGCGCCCGGGAGATCGCGAAGAACCTCGACAAGTCGCTGGGCAAGCAGCTCGGCACGGCGATGCAGAACGCCGGCAAGCAGGCCGACGCGGAGACCGCCAAGGCCGGCCAGGTGCTCGGCAAGACGTTCGCCGACAACGCGATCAAGCGGGTCCGCTCGGGCCTGGCCAACATCCCCGAGGGCGACCGGGTCCTGTCCGGGCTGCGCAAGGAACTCGTCGCGATCTCCGAGATCGACGTCACCAAGGGGTTCAACGAGAAGGACTTCATCGCCCGGGTCGAGCGGGTGCAGACCGCCCTGCGCAAGGCCCAGCAGGACGCCCAGGGTGTCAACGCGGTCGGCCGCTTCACCAACGCCGGCAACGCCGCCCAGGAGCTGGGCGCGGTCCGGGACATCGTCGACGCCGCGCGCAAGCGGGGCTTCGCCGCGGGCGACGCGTTCAGCGACGCGTACCTGACCCGCCTCAGGGCGATGGACAAGGCGCTGCCGGACCTGCTCACCCGGCAGGACTCCAGCCCCGACCAGCGCCAGGTCGCCGCCCTCAAGCAGCGCGTCCAAGACGCGGCGAAACTCAAGATCGGCGACACGGTCACCGCCGACAACAACCCGCTGAACCTCAAGCTCGGCGTGAAGGTCAGCGGCGAAGACCTCAAGCGCGAGATGAGCAACCTCGAAGGTCTGCTCGATCAGTTCACCGAGCGTGCCGGGACCATCGAGTTGGTCCTGGCCACCGACAAGGCCCGCAAGCAGGCCGGCGACTTCTTCGACGACGTCAAGACTCAGGAAGACAGGGCCAACGAGCAGGCGGCCAAGGACCAACTCGAGGCGGCCCGGCGAGCCGCGGCCGAGCAGCAGAAGATCAACGAGCAGAACGCGCAGCTGCGGCTCAAGCAGGTCCGGCGCGAGCTGGAGGAACGCGCCCGGGAGCTGAAGCAGGCCCGGGAGCAGGAGGCCCGTGACCAGCAGCGGGCCTACCAGGACGCACTGCGCGCCGCCGAGAAGGCAGATGCGGAACTGCAGCGGGCACGCGAGAAGGCTGCGGCGGAGCGGAAGCGGGCACGCGAGAAAGCTGCGGCGGAGGCCGCCGCGGAGGCGCGGAGGGCGTTCGGTCAGACCTCGGCCGGCGAGGCGGCACAGAAGGTCGCCGGCGCTGCGGATCGCATCGTCAACCTCCCGGTGCACCTGCAGGCCAGCGACCTGGACCGGGAGATGGCGGCGATCCGCGCCCGGCTCAAGGCGATGGGCGACGTCCAGATCGGCGTGGACGTCGACGCCGAGACGTTCGCCAACAACGTGGAACGTGAGTTCCGCCGGCTGTCGGCTATTTCCCGCGACAAGAAGATCGACATCGACGTGCGGGTCGACGCGGCCCGCGCGGCGACTGAGCTGGGCGGCATCCTCGTGCTGCTCCACCGGATCGACAAGGACAAGGCGACCGTCAAGGTCGACACCGGTGGCGCATTCGCTAACCTGCAGGGCCTGGCCGAGGCGTTGAGCCTGAACCTGTCCCGGCTCGGCGGCATCATCGCGATCGGCGCGTCGCTCGGCACGGCGATCGTGCCGGCCGCGGCCGCGGCGGCCAGCGCGATCGGCGCGATCGGCACGGCGGCCCTGGCCGCCGGCACCGGGGTCGGCGTCATGGCGCTGGCGTTCTCCGGCATCGGCGACGCGGTCAAGGCGCTCGGGGCGTACTCCGACAGCCAGAAGAAGTCGAACGTCGCACTGGCCCGCTCGGCCAACGCGGTGGCCGCGGCCAACGACCAGATCAAGTCCGCCGAGATGGCGCTGGCCAACACCCGGCGCAACAACGCCAACGCGGCGATCAAGGCCCAGCGGGCCGTCCGGGATGCGATCTCCGATGAGAAGACCGCGGTCCAGGACGCGGCACGGTCCAACCAGGATGCGGCCGACAAGCTTGCTCAGAGTCAGCGCGACGCCACCCAGGCGGCCATCGACGATCTGCGGGCCAGGGGCAGCCTGACCGAGGCCTACCGCGACGCCCGCCGGGCGCTCGAGGATCTGAACTCCTCGATCCGCGGAAACTCGCTGGACCAGCGCCAGAACACCCTCGACGTGGCCAAGGCCAAGGAGGACCTGGACAAGATCCTGGTCAACCCCCGAGCCACCGAGGCGGAGCGCGAGCAGGCCCGGATCACCTACGAGCAGCGACTGCTGCAGATGGATGATCTCAAGCGCAAGGGCGGCGACCTGGCCGACGAGCAGGACAAGCAGTTCCAGCAGGGCATCGACAAGTCCGACCAGGTCGTCAAGGCCAAGCAGGCCATCGCCGACGCGGACGAGCGCAACAAGAAGGCTCAGCGGGACCTGGCCAAGGCCGTTCAAGATCAGCAGCAGATCCACAGCGACGGCCTGAAGAAGATCAGGGACGCCCAGGAGAAGATCGACTCCGCCCGGGCGGCGGCGGCCGACCAGCAGAAGGACGCGGCGTTCGCCGAGTTCAACGCCACCCAGAGCCTGATCAGCGCCAAGCGGGCGCTGGCCAACGCCAACGACCGCAGCTCGGTCGCCGGCGGGTCGCAACTGGACGCCCTGAACACGGCGATGGCCAAGCTGTCGCCGACGGCCCAGAAATTCGCCCGCTACATCTTCGGGCTCAAGGACGCGTTCTTCGCGCTGCGGGCCGCGGCGGACCCGGTGCTCGCCGCGCTGCAGCGGGCCATGGAGTCGCTGATCGGCAAGACCAGCAAGGACGCCCAGCGCAACCTGCAGCCGCTGTTCACCTTCGTGCACGGGGTGGCCGGCGCGCTGGGCGCGATCTTCGAGAAACTGGCCGTCAGCCTCAAGGGCCCGACGTTCACCCGGTTCTTCAAGTACATCGCCGACACCGCGGTGCCGACGCTGCTCCTGATGTTCGACGCCTTCGACAACATCACCCAGGGGGTGCTCAACCTCTTCCTGGCGTTCACACCGCTCACCGGCGAGGTCAACCAGGGCTTCCTCGGGCTGACGGAGAGCTTCCGCAAGTGGTCGGAGGGGCTGCAGAAGAACAAGGGCTTCCAGGACTTCATCGCCTACCTGCGGGCGTCCGGCCCGCCGGTGATGCACCTGATCGGCGAGATCGTCAAGACGGTCGGCAAGCTGGTCGTCGCCGCGGCGCCGGTCGGCACGGTGGTCGTCGCGATCTTCACCAAGCTCTTCGAGATGATCAACAAGATCCCCGAGAAGACGCTGATCGCCATCGTCGCCGGCATCGCCGCGGCGGCCGCGGCGATCGCGCTGTTCGCGGGCGCCACGGCGATCGCGGCACTGGAGATCCCCGGCCTGATCGCGGGCGCCATCGCGGTGGTCGTGGTGGCGTTCTCGGCCCTGGTCGGCTCGTCGGACACGCTGCGCGGCAAACTCAGCGTGCTCTGGGAGGCGATCAAGACCGGCGCGGTGGCGGCCTTCGGATTCCTCAAGGCCGCGATCAAGGCGCTGCGCCCGGTCTTCGATGACATGGTCGAGGCCGCGCTGAGCTTCTACAACGACGGGCTGAAACCCGCGTTCGACGCGGTCGCGGCGCTGTTCGTCAGCCTCTGGAAGCAGATCCAGCCCGCGCTCGGCAACATCGGCGGGTTCTTCATCAAGCTCGGCCAGCTCGCGTTCTTCCTCTACGACCAGGCCATCCTCCCCGCATTCAAGGGGATCATGGCCGTGACGAAGGTCCTGTTCGAGATCCTGAAGCCGATCTTCGAGGTGATCGGCACCGTGATCGGTGCCGTCGCCGCGATCGTGTTCTGGCTGCTCAACAAGGTTTTCATGCCGGTGATCATGGGGATCGTCTGGCTGCTGGTCAAGATCCTGCAGCCCGCGTTCAAGATCCTCTGGTTCTTCATCAAACCGATCCTGCGCAGCATCGGCCTCGCCGTGCAGATCGCCGCCGCGATCATCAAGGTCGCGATCGGCATCATCATGATCGCGCTGAAGCTTCTGGGGATGGGCTTCAAGTGGTTGTACGACACACAGATCAAGCCGGCCTGGGACACCCTGGTCAAGAACGTCTTCCGGCCGATGAGCGACTGGATCGACAAGAACATCCGTCCCAGCTGGGACAAGGCGATGAAGAAGCTCGGCGGCATCTGGTCCGGGCTCAAGAAGATGCTCGGCGTCCCGATCAAATTCGTCGTCGAGACCCTGCTGAACGACGGCCTGCTCAAGGGCTACAACTGGCTGGCCGACAAGTTCGACATCGAGCCGAAGAACGTCAAGATCCCGGCGCCGAAGGGAGGGTGGACGGGGTTCGCTCACGGCGGTGCGGTCCACGGGCCGGGCACCGGCACGAGCGACAGCATCGCGGCACGGCTATCCCGCGGCGAGCACGTGCTCACCGACCGGGAGGTCCAGGCCGCCGGCGGCCACGACGTCATCTACGCCCTGCGCCGGGCGCTGCTCAGCGGCACGTTCCTGCCCGGGTTCGCCCGGGGCGGCGCGGTCGGTGGGCGCGGAGAGACCGGCGACGGGTTCGGCGACTGGCTGAAGAAGACCGCCAAGAGCATCGGCAAGAAGGCGTCCGACGTCTTCGACTCGGCGGCGGACTTCATCCGGGATCCGCTGGGATCGATCACCAGCCTGGCCAAGGGTCTGTTCGACAAGATCCCCGGCAAGGACACCTGGATCATCCAGAAGCTGATCTCGCTGCCGACCAAGGTCCTGGAGACGCTGAAGGACAAGGTCACCGGCCTGTTCTCCGGCGGCGGCCAGGCGGCCGACGGCACCACCAGCTCGGGGGTGTTCGGCACCAGCAACGCGCTGGGCGGTACCGGCGGCATGATGCAGGTCCTGCGCGCGGTGTTCCCCGGGCTGGCCCTGAACTCGGGCTTCCGGCCGGGCGCCATCACGGTCACCGGCAACCGCTCGTACCACGCGCTGAACCGGGCGGTGGATGTCCCGCCCCGGCGCGACGTGTTCGAGTGGCTGCGCAAGAACTACCCGAACTCCCGCGAGCTGATCTTCTCCCCGATGGGCTCGGAGCAGATCAAGGACGGCAAGTCGCACGTCTACTCCGGGGCCGTGAAACGGATCCACTACAACCACGTGCACTGGGCCTACGAGAACGGTGGCCTGCTGCCCGACACCCGCAAGATGCCGGGCGGCACCATGCAGGTCTTCCACGGCCGGCGTACGCCGGACAAGGTCCTGACCGACCGGCAGTGGAGCAACATGGCGGTCCTGGCCGGCAAGGCCAAGGAATCGATCGCGGGTGGTCACACCGACCACTGGCACTTCCGCGACGCCACCTTGGACGTGGAGCAGTACAACCAGGTCCAGGCCCGCCGTGACGCCCTCAACAGGGTCAACCGGTCCAACTACTAACCCCATCGCCCGCGGCGGCTCAGGAGCGATCCTGGGCCGCCGCGCTGCGTCGAGGAAGGCGGTGCCGGGATGCCACTGCTCGCCGGCGGTCTGGTCGTCGTCAATCCCGAGGACATCGTCACCCCGCCCACCGTGGCCTACCACGAGACGGTCGGCGCGCCGGTCTTCACGTGGATCGACCCGGACGGGCGCGAGTGGGCGCTGAGCAACACCAGCGAGACCCTCGGCTGGTTCACCCTGATGGGCCCGGCCGGCTGGGGCGCGGCCCCCATCGAGATCACCACCGACACTCTGCCGCGCGGCGGCGAGGCGATCCGCTCCATCCAGAACAAGCCGTCGGTCCTGCAGTGGCCGATGGAGATCTTCGGCCGGAACCACGACGAGTTCGTGACCCGCTACCGGCGCATCTCGAGGGCGTTCACCCTGACCACCCGGCGCCAGCGGCCCGGGATCCTGCGGGTGCAGCGCCCGTCGGGAACCGTCCGGGAGATCGAATGCTTCTACTCCGACGGCCTGGGCGGCGAGAGCGAGCAGAACCACCTGTTCGCCCGGCCGGTGATCACCCTGTACTGCCCGGACGGCAAGTGGCGCTCCGGCACCTCCGTGGTGGCCGAACGCACGTTCACGCCGACCACCACGGGCGGCGACACCAGCGCCCCGGTCACCTTCTACGCCCCGTTCGTCAGCTTGAGCAGCAGCAACGTGGTGGGCTCCGGCACTCCGGTCACCGACGATGACCCCGACTCGGGCGGCAACTCCGGCGGGAGCGGCGGCGGCACGGACAACCCCGCCTCGCTAACCACGATCAGCAACACCGGCGACGTCGACGCCTGGCCGACCTGGACCATCACCGGGCCGATGACGCAGCTGCGCGCCTGGAACGTGACCCTGGGCACCCGCTTCGCGCTGACCTATGCGCTGGGCGACCAGCAGACCATCACGATCACCACCGACCGGCCCACCGTGCGCGGCCCCGGCGACACGAACCTGTCGAAGTTCATCGACTGGTTCAACGTCGCCGGCACCGAGCTGTGGCCGCTCACCGACGGTTCGAACGTCATCGGCCTGGAGGTCGACGGCGCCGGGACCAACACCCGCGTGCGAATGGCGTTCACGCCTCGCTACGACAACTCCTGACCCGCCCGGTCGACCCCCGCCCGGCCACCAGCGAAAACGGGGGCACTCACCCATGTACGTCGGCGCCACTCTCGCTCAGGACAAGATCGGCTTCTACGAGCCGCTGCTACCCGGCAACGACATGATGCGGGTCTTCCAGGCCAACGTCGCGGTCACCGACTCCGGCGGCACCACGAAGACCGTCGGAGTCCTTCCGGCCTGGACGGATTCACGCTTCGAGTACTGCCATCGCAAGGGCGCCATCCCCTTCGCCAGCACCAAGGTGGACGGCTGGGCCGGCGGCATCGCGTACGTGCGCAACCAACTGATCCAGATGCCCGACTGGGTCACGATGCTCTACATCACCGACCGGCACGAACCGGAGGGCGATCTCGGCAGCGGAGCCACCGGACAGAACGCGTACAAGACGAATTTCCACGCGTTCTACGACATGATCAAGGCGCTGCCGACGGACATCCGCTCGCGGGTGAAGTGCGGCCCGGTCCTGACCAAGACCTGGACCGAGTCCAACACCGCCGGCAAGGGCGGCTTCGACTACTCGCTGTACGACCCGTACACGATCAGCGCGGCCGCCGGCGGCGACTTCTTCGGCGTCGACATGTACGAGCCCAGTGGTAGCGCCACCGCCGCGGTCAGCCCGTCGACGCTGAGCACGCCGGTGAACTTCGTGACCACCTTCAAGAACTACAAGGCCGCCGTGGGCGACACTCGGCCGCGGCTGTGGCCGGAGCTGGGCCTGATCGGCATGCCCGCCGACACCGACGGCTCGGCCCGCGCCACCTGGCTGCAGGGCGTGCACGACGAGGCCGAGAAGATGCGGGCCGGCCAGCCCGGCTGGACCCAGCCGTGGAGCTTCGAGGGCTGGGTCTGGTGGAACGCTGTCGGCGCGGCGACCGGCGTCGTCGCCACGATCGGCCAGCGGCGAGACTTCCCCCTGGACGACCGGACCATCGACGACACCTCGACCGGCGTCGTCAAGATCGTTCCGCCGAAGCCGCTCACCCAGTTCAACACGATCTGGGCCATCGAGCACGGCACCACCCCGCCGGCCGGCGGCGGCGGCGGAGGCAGCACCGACCCGGGCCCCGTGACGCCGCCCACCAGCACACCGGTCTGGTCGTACTGGGTCGGCGCCACCATGAAGAAGGCGGACATCCCCGCCTACCAGGCGCAGCTCCCGCTCAACGGCATGTTCCGGATCTTCCCGAACGCCGACGGCCTGCCACCGGCCTGGGACGATGCGCGCTTCGAGTACGCGCACACCAGCGGCGCCGTGCCGTTCGCGAGTAGCAACATCGACGGCGACTCCACGAAGTTCGCTGGGATGAAGCAGTGGATCATCGACATGCCGGACTGGCTCAAGCAGCGCCCCGGCGTGGTGCTGTACCTGACCGACCGGCACGAGCCGGAGAACAACTTCAAGCAGGTCCCGTCGACCTACCTGACCAACTACACCAACTGGTACAACTCCGTCATCGCGACGCTGCCGGCGGATGTACGCGCGAAGGTCGCGGTCGGCCCGGTCGTCACCCGGCAGTGGATCGAGGGCGGCGCCACCAAGGGCAACGGCAACTACCAGCAGTACGACCCCGGGCCCACACTGTCGGACTTCTACGGCATCGACATGTACATGGACTCCTGGCTGCCCGGCAACGGGACGGCGGTGGCCACCGCCTACGTCAACCCGGTCACCTTCCTGGCCGGGGTCAAAGGCTACCGCTACAACAACACCACCGACACCCGCCCCCGGATCTTCGCCGAGCTGGGCGCGATCGGCATCCCGACCGACCCGACCGGCTCGGCCCGGACGGCCTGGATCAACGGGCTGTGCACCGAGCTGGACACCTGGACGGTCGGCGCCCAGGGCTGGAAGTTCCAGGGGTTCGCCTGGTGGAACAACACCGGGACCGGCGGCTCGAGCCTGACGCCGATCGGCACCGCGCGCCAGTTCTACCTGGACAAGTACCAGAACTCGGCCGGAGTACTGACCGCGTACGCGGACCCGCTGCCGCTGAAGGCGCTGAACACCCAGGCGTCACGGCACTACACGCTGGTCACCGGCGGGAGTGACACCGGCACCCCCGGCCAGGGCATCGTCGCGATGATCGCCCGCTCGGGCCTGAACGCGTCCGCGCTGGGCACCTCGTCCACCACGATCCCGCCGCCGGTGGTGGTCCCGCCGACCTCGAACATCCCGGCCAACGGGCCGGCCGCGGCCCGGGCGCTGCAGGCCATCTACACCGTCCTGGTCACCGACCCCCTGCTCAACATCATCGGCGATCCGCTGGTGAAGTGGCAGACGCTGCAGGCCACGCTGCGCTGGAAGGAGCCGGGGTCTGGGCAGATCGTCATCCCGGCCGACCCGTACGTGCGTGAGCAGGTGCAGCCGGGCAACCGGATCGTGGTGCTACGCCGGGTGCTCGGCACCCAGCACACGCTGATCGCCGGGCCGATCGAGCAGCTGCTGTGGGAGAAGTCCGACGGCGCCGACGACAACGCCGGGGTCGGCAAGCTGACCATCACGTTCGTCGACGACCTGGCCTGGCTCGGGGCACGGGTGACCTACCCGAACCCGGACAAGGTGCCGGAGGCGCAGACCGCCGACTACTGGGTCTACACCGGCAACCCGGAGCAGGCGATGCTGCAGCTGGTCGCCACCCAGGCCGGGCCGCAGGCCCTGGTCGCCCGGCAGGTGCCGAAGCTGCAGGTGGCCCCGTACTCGGGACTGGCCGGCGGCACCACGGTGCAGATCGTCGGCACCTCGGACGTGTCGCCGCGGGAGAAGTTCGAGAAGGTCACCGACGTGCTGCGCAAGGTCTGCACGCTGGGCGCCAACAGCAACATCCCCAGCGCGCCGGTCTACCACCCGGACTCGCTCGGGTTCCGGGTGCGCCAGACCACCGTCGGCGGCGACCCGGCCCTGCTGTTCGAGCCGCTGCGCAGCCGGGACCTGTCCGGGGCGGTGCACTTCAGCTTCGGCAAGGGGAACCTGAAGTACTTCTCGTACGAGCTGAACGCCCCGACGGCCAACACGCTGATCGTGGGCGGTTCCGGCGAGGCCTCCGACGCGTTCGTCCGGGAGATCCAATCACCCGAGCCGGGCGAGCTGACCTGGGGGCGCTTCGAGGACTACAAATCGGAGACCGGCAGCGACACTCTGCAGCAGATGCAGGCCACAGCCGCCGAGACGTTCGCCGACTCGCTGGCCAATGCCCGCCTGGCCAGCAGCGCCGCGGACACCCCTGACCAGCGCTACGGCATCCACTACGACGTCGGCGACATCGTCAGCATCGAGCTGGCACCCGGCGACTACGAGATCGCCCCCGTGCAGACGGTCAACCTGCAGGCGTTCCCGACCGCCGGCGAGGTCGTCGGCATCACCATCGGCGATCAGAGTGCGCGCTACGACTCGCCGTTCATCGCCCGTTTCCGGGAGCTGGACCGCCGACTGGGCCGGGTGGAACGGCGCGGCGGCGCGGCCTGACACACACACGAAAGAGCGCCGGAGATTGACTCTCTCCAGCGCTCTTTCGTGTGTCGCGATCTTCACTTGTCGCTCATGGTTGCTCCTCGGCCGGCGGATAGAGGTGGTGCCTCAAAGTCGGTACCGCAGAAGACAACAGCCTAGCACACGTTTGCGACTCAGATGCCGAGCTGCTGCCGGACCTCGGTGGCGTCGTCCTCCCACAGCAGCTTGAGCAGGCCCTCGCGCTCCTCGTCGCTCATCTCGGCGCCGTGCTCGAGCAGCCGCTTCTTGGCGGCCGCGGCGTCCTCGTCCATGGCGTCCGAGATCGACCAGGTAGGCGGCAACATTCCGTGCATTTCTCCTCCTTCAGGGACCGGTGGGTTCCGCGAAGGAGCGTACCAGTTTTTCGCGACACAACTACACAGAGAGGGGTCCGCCGGTGGCAGAAGTGTCCTTCCCGGTGGCCGGCGGCGCCGGCGTCACCGACGCGAACTACGAGAAGCTGCTCGGCCCGCTGGTCGGCGCCGGGCGGGTGGCCTTCAACCCGACCAGCAGCCAGCTCAGCACCCCGCTGATCTTCGCGGACAACTCGGGTCGCCAGGTCAAGGCGTACGCCAACCAGGCCGCCGTGATCCGCGGCTTCCGCTGGGAGTCGGGCACCACCCCGCCGGTGCTGGCGCTGGACGCCAACTCCTCGGGCAATCCCCGGCTGGACTTGATCGTGCTGCGGTTGGACCGCAGCAACTTCACGGTGCGGCTGGGCAAGACCAACGGCACCCCCGCCGCGGTGCCGGCCGCGCCGGCGGCGATCCAGGACGCCGGCACTACCGGTGTCTGGGAGCTGCCGCTGGCCACCGTGAAGGTGACCAGCTCCGGCACCACCGGCCAGCCGTTCATCCAGTCCACCGACGTCGCCCCGCTGGACTGGTGGCTGGCGCCGCCCGCCGCGGTCACCAAGACCGGGCAGAACCCGGCACCCACGCACGGCATGCTGCTGCACCACTACGACACCGGCCGCACCTACCGGGCGGTCGGCGCGGCCTGGCAGCTGATGGGCGAGAACGGGCCGTTCACCAAGCTGACCGCGGCCGGCGGCTGGACCGCCGACAACCTGTACGCGCAGCGGCAGAACGGCTGGACCTTCTTCCAGGGCCTGATCACCCTGAACGTCTCCGACCGGCCGGCTGGCACCGACCTGGCGGTATGCGTGCTGCCGGCCACCTTCCGGCCGTTGCACGACTTCTACTTCCCGCTGATCATGTCCCCCGCCCAGGCCGGCTGGGGCTTCATCGACGCGCAGACCGGCCAGGTCAGCGTCATCAACTACGGCCAGGTCTTCCCCACCGGCGGGCGGCTGATCATGGGCCCCGTCACCTACGTGAACCAGTGAGGGGCGGTCGTTCATGACGCGCATGCAGTTCGGCGGCGGCCCCGAGGACGTCTACCTGGTTCCCGACGACGAGGGCGACCTGCACCAGGGCGGCGGCGCCACGGTGCTGTTTTACAGTACCGAAACCGGCGCCAACCCGATCACCGACCTGCTGGATGGCAACCTCAGCCCGGTCACCACCATGACCACCAGCACCGGCAGCGACGGCCGAGCCGTCGGCCAGATCCCCCCGTTCTACGGACCCGACGGGGTGTTCGAGATGTGGGCCAGCGTTAGCGGGCCACGGTTCCTGATGCAGGCCAGCAACCTGGGCAGCTACCTGGGCCCGGTCAAGGACCAGTACACCCAGCACGCCGCCCAGTCCAACGGCCACGGCACCCGACTGCAGGACCTGGTCGGGGTCAGCTCCGGGGTCGGCTCGGTCACCGACGGGCAGACGATCATCTATCAGGCCTCCAGCGGGCTGTGGATCGCCGGTTCCGCGGTGGCCGGCGGCGGTGGCGACGTCACCACCAACACCACTCAGACAATTAGCGGCACGAAGACCTTCTCCGGGCTGCAGACGTTCACCGGCGGGCAGCTGTCCAAGCCGGCCGTCGTGTCCGGGCAGGCCCGCATCCTGCAGGCGCTGGCCAGCCAGACCGGCAACGTCGAGGAGTGGCGCGACTCGGCCGGCGCCGCCAAGGCGTGGATGACCAGCGCGTTCGCGTTGCGTGCGCCGAACCTGGGCCGGACGATCACCTTCGCCAAGGCCGGGGCGGTTTCGACGGGTGTTGGTTCTTACCGGTGGTACTGCGATCTAGGCGTGACCCTGACGATCCTATCGGTGCGAGTGAATGTGGGTACGGCCAGCACCTCAGGTACGCCAACGGTAGATGTGAATGTGAATGGGACAACCATTTATTCGACCCAGGGCAACCGGCCGACGGTGGCGGTTGGAGCTTTCACGTCTGGGAAGAATACTGGATTCTCGACCGCCACGATTACCGATGGCCAGTATTTGACGGCGGATATCGATGTAGCCGGAACCGGAACTGCCGATCTCATCGTGCAAATCGAAGTCGCT